CAAATCCTCCGGCTTAACACCTGTCACATCACCAATGTGAATGGTGTCCGGAAAGTTGGCCTTCGCAACTTGGATCGCATACTTGTCGATCTCGCTGGCAAAGTAGTTGGTAACAGGAAAACCTGCCCTCTCAAGGGCAAGCCTTCCACACGACATTCCGTCAAATAGCGATAGCACGTTCACCGTATTTCTCCTTCATTTCTGTATGCGTTAACTCGTCAATCAAAACCCAAGTCGTGCCGTTCATCTTGTCAGGACGGCTTTCCCAAATCTCAATCCACAAATCTTGGCTGTTATGCTTTGAGATCACATAATGATAGTCACACCAATCATTGGCCTCCAACATCTCATCACGATCCTTGAACCGCGCATTAACCAAACGAACACCACCGCCCCTCCGATCTTTGTTCGCCGCAACAAACGATGCCGCAAACTCGTCAGCCTCAAAGCGTGGCAACTCCCATGCGAACTCCTTGGCCTCCTCAATGAAATCCACCGCACCTTCTGGGTAGTTGTCATAATGCTTGTAAACATGAACCTCTTCATGCTCGTCCTCAAAAATGTAAATCGCTCTAGTTCCCATAACGAACCTCCATAAAACCTTCATGCTCAAGGAGGCAACGAACCTCCTCACGATCAATCGTGTCACCCTCAAACTTGGGACTCTTAGACACATACTCACACGCCTTACGAATGTTCGACTCATTACAGTTGAACTCGTAAATGCCGCCCTTGCCGTAAAAGCTCAGAACGTAATTGGTGAACGCCTCACTCATCATCCGCCTCCTCAAGATTCTCAAACAAGACGTAAACCTGACCGTCCTTCTCATCACCAACATAGACTTCCAAGAAATCTACCGGCGTGTCCTTCAATGCATTCGACAGCCACCTAAACAAAGACTCCTTATCCATTGTCTTCCTCCATCACATATTGAAACTTGAATCCCGAACCATGGCACTTGTGACAATCAACAACATCGCCGCGCCTGCCAGACTCAAACCCATGACCACAACACCAATCGCAATAAATAGCGTACTCGATGCGTGAGCCTTGAATCACGAGCCTTTCCTGTACTTCCTGCATATCGTCCTCCATGACTGATATTTATTTGTTAACTATACAGGAAACAAGACAACATGCAACAGGTTATTTTACCGAACCCAGAGAACCGATACTCTTCCTCAATCGGCTTGGCACATTTGTCTCATTTGTTACACCTCTTTTGCTGAAAAAAAAGTTTTGAAAAAAGTTCAAATGTAGTGTGACAAGTGTGACAAGTGTGACAAGAATGGCTGTGATCCACGGATATCAAGGGTTTGAGCTTGGCACACTTCTAAGCATTTTTGGCACACTTGTCACACTTTGGAGACTCTATAAGACTACAAGTACAAATGTTGGTTTTTTGGCCTTTTTTGAAAAGGCTTCAAATCATTGTTTTTTTGGGGTACAAGTGTGACATGTGTACCAAGAAAACCGATATTCTTGCAGATGATATAGAGGCCGAGACTGGACGAAAGTTGACGAATCGTCAGCGTGAGTTCGCTCGTTACTATGTTGAAGGAATCTACTCCAATGCGGAGTGCGCCAGAAAGGCTGGATACGCATCCAATAGTGCTGCGTCCATTGCAGGCCATCTTTTGGCAGGCAAAAAGTTTCCACAGCTTGTCGATTACATCCAAGAACTAAGAGAAGAACGAGAACGCCGATATGGCGTAACCGTAACAGGTCAGCTCAAACGATTGCACGAGCTGTCTTCTGGTGCGGAAGAGGCTGGTCAGTTTTCAGCCGCGATTAATGCTGAGAAGATTCGTTCCGCTCTTGGTGGCTTGACCGTAGATAGGCGAGAACAGATTCACCAGCTTGATGATCTTTCCCGTGAAGAGATCACCGCCCGTTTGTCTCAACTTCGTCAGCAGTATCCACAAGCCTTCATCGAAGGCGAGTATAAGGAGGTAACTGATGCCGACACCGGAGGCGAACTTTTGGAACACCGTCCGCAGGAATCTGCCGAAGAACTGTTATCCGACTAGAATCGAGAACCGCCATGGTGGCGGCGTGCCTGACGTACATTTTGCATGGTCTGGGCTTGTATTCTGGATAGAATTAAAAACAACTAAAAACAACACGGTTCGATTATCGCCGCAACAAATCGCGTGGAATACCGCGTATTCGCGTAATGGCGGCTTGTCATTCATCTTGGTTAAGCACCTCCCTTCGGGTGACCTAATTTTGTTTGAGGGCGCCCAGAGCCTTGAAATCGGGCGCAATGGCCTACGTTCGGGGAGCTTGTTTCGGGGTTCGGGACACCAGGACCTGTGGCACCAGGTTCGGGAGTCGGGGATCGGGCATCTTGAATCGGTACTGGAGCAGCTTCGGGGTTCGGGAGTCGGGGATTCGGGTTCGGGGATCGGGGATCCTGGACCTGGGCAGCCAGGGACTGGTGCCCCAGTACCAGGGTCACAGCAACCTGGGCTCGAGGCAAAAGAAAAGGAGGCCTAAGCCTCCTCCTCCTTTATGCTGTCCTCGATCTTGTCGATTAGGGCGCCGAATGCTGCGAATATGTCCCGATCTTCTGGATCCTTTTCGCATTGTTCAACGACAATGTGCTTTATGTGCATGATGATATCTTCTTTGGTCATTTCACTGCCTCCTTAAAATCTTCTTCTGTCCAAAACTCCACCGGCTTACTGCCGAATAGATGCACCATATGGTCACCGATCTTTTTGCTGATCTCGCTTAATTCGTCAGACGGAATCTGCATCGGACTGCGTCCTTGCATGTATGTGTGTTCTAGAGCCGCGTGCACTGCGGCTCTAGCGTCATAGTCAGGATTGATTTTCTTGGCGCGTGCGATCTCATCCTCAAGAATCTTGTTCATTTCTTCCGGTGTTTTCATTTCACTGCCTCAATGATGGTTGTGACGCCATTGCCTCGCGTATAGCAAAGCAAGCAATCCTTGCATTTTTGGCCGGTGCAGTTTTGCTCAACGTCGCTGTCCTTGTGGACATTGTTAAACGTCCGGTCAAAGAATGCCGGCGGGTTGTCCATTACCGCGTCAATGCGCGGGTTGCTATAGATAAGGATAAGATTCGCGGGTTTTTGGTTCTGCATGTAAAACTTGCGAACCCATCCTTTGCGCTTTGTCCACAATGCAAAAGAGCAATGAGGATTGTGTAACGTGATGTTGTGGAAATTTTCCAGCATGGTCAGGTTTATCAGCTCGCCATGACCGGAAAACCTAAAAAATGCGTCTAGGATTGTCGGCAACATATGCTCCGGAATCAATCCACCGGACAGCATATCGCTATTGTGTTGCCATGCGGGAGCGCAATTTTTGCGCAATCCGTTTAGCATCTCAACGCTGTAGCACTCGGTACATATGATTGACGAATCCCCGCACGCGCTCATTTTCATGCAATATTCATTTGTCAGCGTGTTCGTGTTCAATGCTTTGAACCCGTCCAGCTTGCCCGTCATTTTAGAAATTTTCAAAACGTCCATGTAATCCTCCATAGTTTACAAGTTAAATATAAACTAAAAACAACCAGGAAACAAACAAAAAGATTCGGGTTCGGGTTCGGGTTCACCTGGACCACGACCAGGTCGGGCAGCCTTTCGGGTCGGGTCGGGATTCGGGACTAATAAAAACGCCCAGGGTCCAGGCCCTGGGCGCCGTTCTAGTATGGAGGACTAGAAACAAAAACAAATAAAAGCCCAGTCTCGAGGACTGGGCAGCCGGATGGATGGGGCTGGCATCACCAGCCCCATCGCTCTAGGCGTATTCAGATTGGAGATGTTCGTCTATCTCATCCCCATCCTGTATTTCATTGTGATAGAAATCCCCATCTATGGAATATTCGCCATGGTATCCCATGCCATACTCCACATATTTGGCGACCAGATTGAATCCCTGTTTAATCATCTCATCATATACAGGGATTGGTGGCGACCATGCTGTGTCGAACTTGAACACATATGTCTCGCCATTCTCATCGCTATAGATTTCATCTGTATCCCATGGCGAACAGACATCCCATTTCGTGCCCCAATTATCGCACGCCCAATCATACCAATTAGGAGAGTCTGAAGGAGATGTTGTATCCTTCAATGCTTCTGGCATGGGTTTGATATGGTCGCACATCTCGCCATTGATGATGGCGTCTTTCAACGCCACCATCTTGTTTTTGTCTGCATGAGACACATAGATTACATTCTGACACCAATTAGGCATAGATAGATACCTCCGTTTCTGAGAGACGAATGTCCAATTCACCATTCCGGCGGACACGAATCATCTGTTGTTCTGACAATGGGATAAACTCCGCGAAATCATCTCCGCTCACATCATGAGTCTTTTCCCATAAATCCTTAACGCGCGGAGAATATCCACGCGCATAGATAACGTGACATTTGTTTTTGCTGACAATGTCACGCTCTGATGATGGTGACATCAGATAGATGCCCTCATCCTTTACAAGCCACAAACCATATTCATCTGTGGTCTCATCCACATAAGGAATTTTGCGGTCATGCTTGACCATGTGGTCAATCATTCTCGCGAACTCTTTACTTCTAAACTTTAGTCTATGCATCTAATCCTCCATTGGTTATTGCATATCTCATTATAACTAATAACAAACTAAACACAAACAAAAAGAGCGGCATCTCTGCCGCTCTTTCCGTCCTATGGAGGAACTAAATCCTATCCCATGATCTTGGATTGTCTCTGTGATCCTCGTCAACATAGCGATCTGTGATCTCATACTTGGTTCCCATGCTGTCAAGTTTGTTCAGATACTTTGGAAAATCGCAATCTTCCTCCAGCGCGTATATCTCACCATTAGGCGTTTGGTATGAGCATTGTGAGAAATCTGCCGCAGACATCCGCGCAGCCGCGAGCTGTTCTTTTGAAACGATGCCCCAGCCATGTCCTTGGTCTGTGATAAATACGATATTCATTTTGTTGTCCTCCATAGACAGGTTGAAAAGAGTAGGGAGAGCTGTTCGCATCACTGGTCGGCGGTCATCGCGACTCCCTACAAGAATGATTATACACATTAACAAACACAAAACAAACTAAATGTTCGGGTCGGGTTCGCTATGATTCGGGTCGGGTCGGGTTCGGGACTGGTGATACTGGTGGCGACTATGGGCGCCGCCCTCTGCTATAGGCGTAAGACTATAGCAATCAAAGAAGATGGGAGGCGACTAGCGCCGCCTCCGCATGATGTGAAGTAGTGCCGCGCAATAGAACGCCGCGCCAGCGTGTAGGATCATGGCTAGTCGCATGACCTGATGACCTAGATCATCGAGCGGTTCCACCAGCCCGAAGATTAGATGAGCTGATGCCAGCAGGAATAATCCTGCTAGCACCATGGTAAGTTTAACCAGCCGCATGATATGCCGCTTTCCATTCCGGTGAGCATTCCATCAGCATGAAATTGTTCATGATCTCATCAGCGTATTGATCGCCGTAATCCCATGATCCATAGGTCGCATCCGATTTCGCGGCAGTAAACCACCGCGAATAAGGATCGGCCTTACAGTTATCAGGCTTTTTGTATGTCTTCAAAATGGCGATAGTGATAACGCCAAGGTCGCCAGACCTAGCCTGATAGACTGCATAAGGTTGCTGATCCCCTACCATAAATTTTTCGATAGAGACCGATTTACCAAATGGGTTTTTCTTAGTCATATTGTCCTCCAAGACAAGGTTGCGGCGGCGGCACAATGCCGCCGCCTAGAGTTGCTATTTCCAAGTGAACATCATGCGCGTCTGCACATATGCCGCCTTGGCTTTCACATTGAAATCTTGAGGCTGCTTGAACGCCAAGCCAGCCTCTATGGCTTCCGCCTCAATATCCGCCTTGGCTTGCGTCCATGCTTTGACCATCTCTTTGGCCATGTCATGTTGCGCTTTGATTTCAAGATTGTTGAACTCACCGGCGCGGATAAATTTAGTCTTAGTCATGTTGTCCTCCATATGACAAGTTTGCTTTGGGGTCGCTTGGCTATTGCCGTCCGATTTCCCTTAATGTCCTATGACATTACTACACTATAGGACACTATGCAACACTATAAAGGGGTTACTTGATAAAAAAATTGGGGAATATTGCAAATAAAATACCCCCGACCCCCTTGACAAAGCGGGGCGCTGCGCGCGCCCACCCTCCCACCCTAGATGGGTAGATTCATTCCCGTGTTTTTCCATTGAGCCAAGGTTCAAGTTGCAAGATCCACAAATTAATTGTACGAATGCTTAAAGGAGTCCCTGGGCATGGAAAAAAATTCTGATGTAAATTCATTTGAGATGTTTGGTCGTATGTGTGTGTTGTTGGACAGTGCGCCTTGGTACAGGGATCAGCGGATCAGGGATCTTGGCTACCGCTTCATTCCTGCGATAGAGCATGGTCGTGTTCGGTATTGGATGCGGGATGGTTCGTTAGTTGGTTTTTGCACCTGGTGTTTTCTGACATTTGAGGAGGGGGAGACGCGCAAGTACAGTGGTAGCAAGGTTTTTTCTCGCACTGGCGGCGATCAGTTGTGGGTTATGGACATGGTGGCGGTTGATAGTGTATTATATATTGCGAGAGACATGCGTCAGTTCCTCAGTGATGTTACCGATCATGAGGTGGCGTATTGGAAACGTCCTGATGGTAGACAGGGTAATGCTTGGAGATTGACGCATGGGTGAAAGCACTGACAGTGGCAATGATGCTGGCAGCGATGTTCCAGATCGCTCTAATCCGAATGAGATGGCTGCTCGTGAAAGGGCGGCGGCGAGAGCTGGCACGGTTACTGACGGCAAGGGCAATCCTGTAACATCTACGAATCCGGACGGCACGAAGAGTGTTGTGACTTCTGGCAATGCCACGGACTTTGAG